AAATTGTAGCAGATACTTTAGAACACAGCACCGCTGGGTCAATCGCCACGAACTATGTTGTGAATGGTAGTGCGAAGGCGTGGGGTCACTTAAATGCTGGACATGATGCTTTTGAAGACAGTTTTGGATTTTCAAGTGTGACAGATAACGGTACTGGGGATGCAACATCAACTTTCTCAAACGCTTTCTCAAATGATGATTATGCAATTGCAGCAGGACTAAAAGAAAATAGTGCAACAAATCGTAGTTGTCATTGTAATGCTTCGTCTACAACAACTATACAAATGGTGTCAGGACTTACCGCTTCAAGTAGTAAGCAAGACTACGATTCTTCGTATATTGTTATGGGAGACTTAGCATAATGCAGACACCAGAGTTTCAAGGAACACACCTGTTTGACCGCCTATGCTGGGCAAAGGAAAACCTAGACGGTGTGCAGTCAGATTATCGTGTTGTCTATGAGGACAGCATTGATGAGTGCGCTAAAATACTTGTGCCTGACCCGAACTGGATGGCGTGTGCATTGCAGGGCGGTATCCTGCCGCCTGTGTGGGTGTACTGGGAACTGGCAAAGGACGAAGCGCAACCGGACTTCAAGAAACATACTCGCGGCTATCTGTTGCATCAGACAGAGCCAATGCCAGCGATGACTGAAGAAGAAGCGATTGAATACCTAATTCAGAAGGATGTGCCACAACACGTCTGGAAAACATGGAATGAAGGCAACAAACCAAAGATGGTGATTTGCCGCAAAGAACAGCTACCAAGCACACGTGAGTGGCGCAACGCTTGGAAGATAGCTGAAGACATCAATGCCACTGATTTAGCAGCATAAGGAGTACACAATGGCTGTAACAACATACATCGTAGACAAGGACGGGAACCAGATTGACGCTTCAACCGCTACCGTTCCTTCTGACCGTGCCTTTCGTGGTGCATGGTCATTGTCAGGTTCTGTTATTTCAGAGGACTTGGACACTGCAAAAGACATCTTCCGTGACAAAGTTCGTGAGGTTCGTGGCCCACTGCTTGACGCTGAAGATGTTGCGTACATGAAGGCAATGGAAGCTGACGATGCAACTGCAAAGGCAGCATCTGTAACCAAGAAGAACGCCCTTCGTGATGCACCAGCCGCATCTGAAATTACTGATGCAACCGATATTGCAAGCCTCAAGGCAGCTTGGGATGTAGACTTGTTGGGTGATAGCCCATACGCATAAGGGGTAGCCAATGGCACTTTCAAAACTAGATGCAGACGGTATTGATTTAGCAGATGACTATGCTTTCACTGGCACTGTAACAGGTGCTGGTGAAATCACTGCATCTACAACTGCTCCATCAGAAGGTGGTGCTGCTACAACTAATGTTGTGCAAGGGTTGGCGAAGGCGTTTATTATCAATGACGGTGATACAACAATAGGTGACAGTTTTAATATTTCAACTTTGTCAGATAATGGTAATGGGGACCAAACGTATACTTACTCTAACAATTTCTCTAGTGCTAATCATGTTGCAACAGGCACAGGTAAATCAGACGATAACGGAGGATTAAGGATGGCAACAATGCAATTTATTGCAAACAACCCATCTAACGCTACAAGTTTTGTAAGAATGATGACTATGTATGATAATACCAACGCACGAGAATGTGAATTTGTGTGTGCGGTAATGCACGGAGACCTTGCATAATGGCATACATAGGAAAATCCCCACAACTAGGTGTTCGCAGTCGCTTTTACTTCACAGCAACAGGCGGTGAGACATCTCTATCTGGTGCATCTGACAGTGGAGCAACCTTACTATTCACTGACGGTAATTACGTAGATGTATCACTCAACGGTGTAGCACTTGTAGCTGGCACTGACTATAACACAACAACTGCAAACACTATCGGTGGTCTAGCTGCATTGTCAGCAAGCGACATTGTTGAGATTATTGTATATGATGTATTTAGCATAGCAGATAGCTTAACATCTGGCGGTACAATCAATGGTGGCCTTACCGTGTCAGGTACTGCTGCATTGAATGAAGTCACCTTCAACAAAGCAGTTCAGGGTAGCACACAGACTGCCAGCGTAACTGGTGCAACCACTCTTGACTTTGACACATACCAAAACTTCATTTTGACTTTAACAGGTAATACTACATTATCAAATCCAACAACTGAAGCAGTTGGTCAGTCTGGATTTATTGCTGTAACACAAACTGCTGGCTATACATTGTCTCTTGACACAGACTATGAAACAGCAGGTGCTGCAGGTATTACGTTGTCAGCTAGTGGTACAGACCTTGTGCCATATCTTGTGATTGCTACTGACCGAATTTTACTTGGCGCACCACAGCTTGCGTTTGCATAAGGATTAACTATGTCAGGACCACTAGGTTCACAACAATGGATGTATAACGCAGGTGGTGCATTTTACCCGTACAGCATTGACCAGTCTTTGCGGTTTAATGACAACGATAGTGCAAATCTAAGCCGCACACCAGCGTCTGCTAGTAATCGCAAAACATTCACTTTTTCTGCTTGGATAAAGCTAAACCCAACGGCTACTAATTACCCACCTATTTTTAGTGCAGGGACAAGCGCACCCGATACTGTAATCAGACTTGATAATAATGGCAAGATGTCAGTTGTACTTGAAAATGGTGGGGGCAGTAATTCTTCATTGATAACCAGCGCACAGCTTCGTGACCCATCATCTTGGTATCACATTGTTTGTACTATAGACACAACAAATGCCACAGCAGATGACAGAATAAAGATTTATATTAACGGCACTGAACAAACATCATATTCTACCCGCACAAATCCATCTTTAAATTTAGATACAAATGTAAACAATACGGTTTTACATAGGCTTGGTTTACAGCGTTACGGTTCTTATTGGGACGGCTATATGGCAGAGGTGCATTTTGTTGATGGCACTGCCCTAGACGCCACCAGCTTTGGAGAAACCATCAACGGCATCTGGGTTCCAAAAAACGTATCAGGTTTAACATATGGTACTAACGGCTTCTACCTGTCATTCGCAGACAGCGCGGCAATCGGCGATGACCTATCAGGCAACACCAATGACTGGACTGCTAACAACCTAGCCGCACACGATGTCGTGCCGGATAGCCCGACCCTGAATTATAGCAACATTGTACCAATGCCAAACACTAGCCTTTCAGAAGGCAATCTGAAGCTGACGACTAGCCGCACTGGTTATTGGGATGGCACTATCGGAAGTTTCGGCGTAACCAGCGGCAAGTGGTATCACGAAGTGCGTATGAGTTTAACCGAAGCAAACTTCAGATGCGTGGCTGGCTGGATAGGCAACGAGGCCGCACAGACTGTTGTGCTAAACGGTAAGGGTATTACTGGCGACCCAGCAGCTAGTTTGTTTGACAATTATGCTGCTTTATCTTGGTCAAGCCAGTATTACAAAGATGGCACTTATCACGGTACGTTTGCGGCTCCACCTAGTGGTTCTGTTATAAACATTGCGGCTGACTTTGATAATGGCAAAATGTGGTTTGGTATTGACGGCACTTATTATGCAAATGATGGTGGTGCAGATGGCGACCCTGCCGCTGGCACAAATGAAAGTTTGTCTGGCATTGATTTGACTGCATCCGAATATGTGCCGTTTTTCCAGATACGTTCTGACAGCAGTGTTGGCGGCAATGTGATGATAGCCAACTTTGGGCAAGAAGGCACATTCGCTGGCACCGAAACAGATGGCGGTTACTCTGATGAAAACGGCTATGGTTCGTTTTTTAATGCAGTACCGTCAGGTTTCTTGGCATTAAACTCAGCCAACCTACCAGAGCCAGCCATCGGCCCGAACAGCGACACAACGAGTGACGAACACTTTAATACTGTGCTGTGGACTGGTGATGGGACAACAAATAGGGCCATTACAGGTGTCGGGCATCAACCTGATTTGCTCTGGATTAAAAATAGAGGAACTACAAACAGCCACCAACTTGTGGACTCTGTTAGAGGTACGAGCAAAAATCTTTACTCAGATTTAACTAATGCTGAAGATACCGTAAACAGAGTTATGTCTTTAGACAGTGATGGCTTTACTGTTTGGAGCCAAGCATATGTTAACGCAAGTGGAAACTCCTATGTTGGCTGGAACTGGAAAGCTGGTGGCACAGCAGTTAGCAACACCGATGGCAGTATTACGTCAAGCGTATCGGCTAATCCTGATGCTGGGTTTGCAGTGGGAACCTATACAGGAAATGCCACAGCAGGGGCCACGATTGGACATTCGCTTGGTGCAACACCAGAAATGGTTATTGTGAAGCGAAGAACTAACGCAAGAGATTGGGCGGTTTACCACAAAGACCAGAGTGCTACACCGACAAATGCTTACTTGCTTTTGAATAGCACAGCGGCAGTGGGGGTTGGAAGCACAGCTTGGAACAACGGCACGTTTACCAGCAGTGTGTTTACTATTGGTTCACACGAACTTGTGAATTTTAGTGGTGATTCATATGTGTTTTATGCGTTTAGAGGAATTGATGGTCACTCAAAATGCGGCAAATATGTCGGCAACAATTCTACAGATGGGCCGTTTTCTTACACAGGGTTTAGGCCAGCGTTTGTTATAATAAAAAGAACAGATAGTGCGGCAGGATGGGTTCTTTATGATGATAAAAGGGACACATACAATCAGATGCAATATGTATTATGGCCTAATTTAAATAATGCTGAATACACATCAAACTTGCTTCATGTAGATTTTTTAAGCAATGGCTTTAAGGTTCGTAATGCTACTTATGGTGAAACTAACGCATCAGGCGGCACTTACATTTACATCGCCTTTGCCGAAGCCCCATTCAAATACGCCAATGCACGATAGGAGTTATTGATGGCATGGAAATATAACAATCGCATCATTCGTGCTGGCAAAGCATGGACAGATGATAGCGGTGTAACTCACCCACGTAACTGGTCTGTGTGGTCAGACGAACACAAAGCTACTATGGGCCTTGTGTGGGAAGATGACCCAGCACCATTTGACAATCGTTTCTATTGGTCAGCAGATGTGCCTAGAGCATTGGATGATGTCAATGAAGTAGACGAAGATAACAATCCTATCTTAGACGTTGATGGCAACCAAGTTGTAACACTTGGCCTCAAGTCACAGTACAAAGCACAGACAAAAGTTACAGCAGGTGGATTGCTTTCTCCAACAGATTGGTATATAATTCGTTATCAGGAAGATAACACAGCTACT